CGAATCGCATATTATTCATGTTTATAAGAAAATTTTCTAAATAAGTGCGGAATAAGTGCGAAATAAATGCGAAATAATTATAGAAACTTAATAGTAAAAAATCAGCAAGAAAGTAATATCAAAATTAATGAGTTTTATTAGAAAATAAGCCTTTTAAATTCATAATGATACCATCTTCTGCAGTATGTGCAAATTTTGCGACTCAAAGATATATTTTAAATGTTTTGAGATAACCGTTCGGTCTACTCCCAATAGCGTGGCAATGTCCTTTTGTAGCATCCAAAAATTTTAATATTCGCAATGCAAAAAATATAGTGATATCTTATACTAAGTTGAAAGGATTTAATCTTCGGATAAAAATAAAAACTCTTCTTGTGTAAATTTACCAGGGAATGCTTTATTAAAGTTTCGCATGAATTCATCCCAGGTGCTAGAGAGTCGCATTACGGCTATTAATTGCATTAAATGGTCATGTAAATCCTTTTGTCCAATATCCTCTGATAAATACTGGTGGTGTTTAGCGCCCCTGCGGCCAGTTGTGTTATCTACAACTGGATTTAATCTTCTGAGTTCGTCTAATACGCCGGGTGGTAATTTTTCATATACTAATTGATTGGTAAGTTTACCTATAAATTGAGATTTTTTAGATGATAACGGATCATATTGCCATCCACGCAACCTAAATAAATGGCGATAAAATTCATCAGGAAACATTTTAGCCCATTTTAATTTTTCTTCACTCAGATATATGGATAATAATTTTTGTAGTTCATCTTGGTCACGTTCTGATTGATACCCAGTAGCCTCATCGATTAATGCAATAATACCGATTTGAGCCAAAGAACGCATCATAATTTCGGCAGTTTGTGCTTTATCCAATTGACTGGTTTGTAGTGCGCCAGCCTCTCTTGCTTCTAGCCAAATATTGCAAGCTACAGGTAGTACTTCAGCAGAGTAGCCAGAAACAATTCGACCATTATTTTTATATTGAATCGGGGAAAGGGGGCCATTCAATAAATCCGCATGAATAAAAGGCTTTAGGTTGTTTGAGGCTAGAAAAAGCGGCAAAGGAGCCCCACTAGTTTTTAACTCTTTGGCCAATGCCCTTGATGCACCACTACGGCCCCCTAATATAGCGTTTGTAATACCTGTTTCACTTAATACACGCATACCATTTTCGAGAACGGCACATGGGATTTCTTTATCACCAATTTTAATTTTACCTTGATGTGTTGCTTTTAACATAGGCAAGCTCCTTTCTATATATAATTAAATTGTAGTATTGATTGGGGGCTTCTAGGTATCATATGAGTATTTCCCTTTATCCTATTGGCGCAGGGTAGGGGGCTTTTTTTGAACTGTTTCCAAAATGGAAACAACTCACACTACGTGACAATAAAAATTTATATCCTCAAAGTCATCCTCAATAAACCCTGATTCACGAACCATTGATTCAAGCAGTGTTGCCTGGTCGTGGACGGTGAAATCATTCCGCTTTATATGAGACACTTCGTGCAGTATTTCATGTTTTATTTGCTCGGATGACATTTGATTATTAATAACAATCGTGTAAGAGCCGTCATCATTTGGGCTCATACTTGCTTTAGCGTGTGGGAGAGGAGCTAGTATAATATTTATAGTCAAATATATCAGTCCTTATTAGTAGAGAATTATTGGTGTTTCTTGGTTAACTGCTTTTCTTTGCTTTTAACTTTGCGTGATAATTTTTGCAAGTCAGGGGCAGGAGGAAGATCTTCTGGTTTTATTCCTCGTTCTCCAAGCATGGCTCTAATTGTGCTATTGTTTTGCACATGTTCTTCTGTAATAGGAAGTTCCCCTTGCAAGTCATTAGTCTCTACGTTATGGTTCGTCATTTCTGTAGCTAAATTTTTAGCAGCAATCGTTAATGTAGGCAAGAAATCAGCAAGCGCTCTGTTTTCTTTTACTCCTAAACGGGCCTTCATATCGGATGTAGAGTGGCCGCCAAATAGAGCAGAATCACCTTTAGACCTAATTCGTCCAAATCCTTGTTGGTCAACACCTCTTTCGTAAATGTTTTGAGACAAGCGTTTTTCTGAAAGTTTTAGCCTATCCCGTGCTTCATTTCTCTCGATATAGTTAAGATGTTCCTCTATTAGTTCTTGTTTTCTTGTCTGTGTTGCAAAGTAGGATTGTGCAAGAGCAATTGCTTGTTTTGACGAGTCTCCATTTTGAGCTATCAAATAACAAGCATATCGAGTTAATTTATAATCACTAACGGCCCTAGTAGTTACGCCAGTTTCTACCATTTTGTTGACCTCAACAAAATGGTGAGAAGGCTCTGTTTTACTGGCTTCACAGGAGATAACACTTTTTTCGATAACCTTTTTAAAGTTCCTCCATTCCGAGTAGCCTAGTAATTCTTGCAAATCTCGAGCAAACCAAAATTCTACACCATATTCAATGTGCCTAATTGCATCGAAGTTAGAGATTGCTTGTGTGATCAATCGTTTTTCTACGGCCATCTAATCATCTCCTTCGCCACTTTGTTGTTTTAAAAACTTCACATAGTCATAAGCTTGTTTCATTTGTTCTTTTGTTAAGTCTTTGCTGGCACTGAATAGCATTTTTAGTTGGCTGTTGGTTCTAAGCTCCTCGGCATACGCCGCTACCTCGGGGTCGGTGTAGTAGCCTTCTTCGCTAAGCTGTGGCTCTAAAAAGTAAGATTTCCCAACATGAAAATAATCAGCAAGTTGTTGAATAACTCCCATTCGTGGAAGTGCTTTTTGAAGCACCCACTTTCCTACAGTGGACTCGCTAACGCCGATTACTTTTGATAACTCTACTTGGTTTATATTATGTTTCTCCATTAAAGAAATAAGTTGTTGGCTAAATAATTGCTTTAATTCTTCGCTAGTTAAAGGCATAATATTTAATCTCCTTTCAGTTTATGATTTGATTATAGAATAAAATTCTAATATTTGCAATAAATTTTCTAAAAAAGTAGAATTTACTTCTTAACACTAGAAAACAATTCTAGTAAAATGTCGTTGTAAGGCAAAGGAGGTGATTGGTAATGCCTATTCAAATTTCGCTCAAAGCCGCCCGAGTTAATGCAAATTTAACAATTATAGATGCGGCTAAATTAATTGGTATAGGGAAAGACAAGCTAATTAAATGGGAAAAGAAATCCGGATTAGTTAATCCGCTTTATCAAAAGAAAATAGCTGATGCATACCGCATTCCAATTGACTGTATTTTTTTTGGTTAATAACTAGAATTTAATTCTATATCGACACCCACACGAACGGCGCGAAGGAGAGGTGAGAGTATGAAAAAACACACTACAAGGCTATCTACGATGAGTAAATGTAATTTGAATTTAAGCGATCCAGAAGAACGTGCAAAAGTTTTACTTAGTATGCACGAGGTAAGACATATATTAGTTTTCTTGCACATTTTGGCTGGGGTGTTAATATCCTGGACTGTATATGCGCTTTTTAATGATTATCCTCTTATGGATGTGCTTGCTCCCTATGCCAGCGTTGTCATTTCGTTAGTGATTACTGGATATATTTTTCGATAGGAATTCCTTTTCAACATACCGCAACACGAATGGCAGTATATAGAAGATAATCCCGTAATAAGCGCCTAAGATATCATTCCAGAATTCTATAAGGGCGTTAAGACTTTCTATATAACTTTTATTTACTTCATTAAATTTGGTTATATCATCTGCCGTGATACAGTCTTTATGTTTGACGAATAGAAGACCAGTTAAATAAGACAATTCTTGGTCATGGGTTGATTTATCTAGTAGTACATACCCAAAACCTTGATACATGGGTGGTACTAGTAAATTCTTTTGTATGTCCTGTTTTGAACAACAACCTGTACACACTGTATTTTGATGGACTATATACCGAATAGTTGCTAATGACTGAACACGCAAAGCTATAGTGTCTCGCCAATTCTTGTAATAGTAGGCTATAGCACCTGTTATGAATGAAGTAAGTAAAGATGTAATTATAGTCGTAAACATTATGGAAATCTCCTTTCTTAGAATCAGATTTGTTATATCGAAACGAACTGCGCGGCTTTGGTTTAAAGGAGGTGAGAAGATGGATATTTTATCTAATCCATTTTAGAAAGAATAAAAATCATGAGAGTAGACAAAACAAAAAACACCTCACAGGGTTGTCTGCAAGGTGCTTATGCTAAATTTGTTTACCCTCAATACGATGCAACTGTTGTCCATTCGGTTATTCTCTTCGCTTTATTTTCGTGAGCGACACCTCACACTGAGAGTCCGTTTGGCAGTAGAACTAACAACCTAATTCTTTCTATGACGTACAACTACACTTTAGCTGTTTTAGTTCAGCATTAAATCTCGCCTATCCGCTGCAGTTACTAGCGTTAAGGGAACAAGGCGAGAACAAAAATTGTGACATGTTTCATCACTCCTTTTAATTCAAGCCTGATTTATAGGCAATTTCATTATACTTGGAGGTATCGTGTTTAGTCAACTAAACGAATTTAGTAAAAGATTGATTAATATCCGTAAAGAGAAAAATATTTCAGCCTATGAATTATCTAAGCTTAGCGGTGTTAACCGTAAAACAATTTTAGATATCGAGAAAGGGGCGATACCAAGTTTAGAAACGGCTGATAAGCTGTGCAAGGCGTTAGACATACGTTTTGTTATTGGAGGAGCAAAGTAAGGAGGTGAGAGGATGAATGAGAAACAAAAGCAGTTAAGAGAAGTAGCTAGACCTCTTGTTGAGTTTCTAAGACAAGAAGAAACGCCTATGACTACGGCAATAGTAACAGGCGTTGGTGTAGAGGTAGTAAGTACCGATTACCATGTTCCGTTTAAGAATGAATACCCGAATGATTAAATTTCATGTTCTCCACGTCCTTTTAAATAGGCGTGTACAAAATGCCCTTTTGATGGTGCATTTAGAAATTCGTTAAATAAAGATTCCGAACAGTTAGGGTAGCGGTACACTCTTCCGTTATTAAATTTGACATCAATGTGGCCATTATCGTATCGAATAGCAGATACATTAGATGATGTGACAGGTATGAAGTTCATACATAATCACCTCCTTTCACATTAATGTATTCGAGGTGATAACCTAAAACCCTATTGCGCATTTTATTTCTAACTAAATTCTAAGGAGGTGCAACATGAATCATATATCAGTCATTGAGGCGGCTAACTTGCTAGGTAGGTCGCCACAATTCGTCAGAATTGGTTTGCAACGTGGAAAGTTACCCTTTGGGATTGCTCTTGATATGTCAGGCAATGGCCGTAGACATCGCTATGAGATTTTCCCAGAAGCACTTAAACGATTTATTAAAGAAAACTATGGAAGGGATGTAACAATATGACAACATTAACTATGCGTCGTGTGCGCAAACCACTTCATAAGCGTTTGCGATGGGCCCGTATATTGCCGTTAATTGCAGGGGCATTGCTAGTAAGTGGTTTTGCGTACTCAACATTCTCGTCTATCGAAACGGTAGCTGAAGAATATGTATATGTAGTTAAACCAGGGGATAGTCTTTGGTCTATAGCTCACAAAAACGTTGGTGAGTCTAAAGACATCAGAGAGGAAGTCTACAATATAAAAATGCGAAATAACATAAACACTCACATGAGAGATATCCAACCTGGTGATAAGTTGGTGTTAAATAAAAAACGCCCTCAATCCACTGACATGGATTAAAGGGCATAACTAAAATATCCATTTATATTGTAACACAAAGGAGGTTCTAATGGAATCTAGTGTAAAAATCAACTCCTTAGAGTTGGAAAATGTGAAACGCGTTAAAGCTGTACAGTTATCTCCAAGTGAAAACGGATTAACGATTATCGGTGGAGATAATCAGCAAGGGAAGTCTACCGTATTAGATGCCATTATGTTTGGCTTAGGTGGTGCTAAGTACGCCCCATCTAATGCACATCGTGAAGGTGCATTAACGGATCCTGTTATTAAGATTGAACTTTCTAATGGTCTTATCGTTGAACGTAAAGGCAAGAATTCTAGTTTGAAAGTAACTTGCCCTGATGGGAATAAGGGAAATCAAAATTTACTAGATTCGTTTATTGAGGAGCTAGCCTTAAATCTTCCTAAGTTTATGGAATCATCTAGCAAGGAAAAGGCAAAGATTTTACTTCAACTTATTGGTGTAGGTGATACGCTTGAACAACTTGATTTCAAAGAAAAACAGTTATATAACCAGCGCCAAGAGATTGGTCGTATTTATAAGCAAAAAGATTCCTATGCTAAGGAATTACCTTTTTATCCAGAAGCGCCAGAAGCGCCGGTATCCGCCTTAGAACTTATAAAATCGCAACAAAATATTCTAGCTAGAAACGGTGAAAGGCAGCGGCAGCGTAATCATATTAATGAATTAGCTGATATCTGCAGCAATAGACTTAATGATATTGAACGTTTAAAAGCAGAATTGGTAGAGGCTGAATCCGCTTACGAAATAGCACTAGCAAATTATAATGATGCCGATAAAACAGCTCTTCAAATTGAAGATGAATCTACAGCAGAGATTGAAGAAAGTTTAAAAAATATTGAATTAATCAATTCTAAAGTTCGTACAAATGCCAATCGGGAGCGCGCTGAAGAAGATGCAAATGAATTTAAAGCGCAATATGATGCACTTACAGTTGATATTGATGCCATCCGAAGCGAACGTGAAAAATTACTCGATGGCGTAGAGTTACCTCTTGAAGGTCTTTCCGTTATTGACGGCGAGCTTTCTTATAAGGGTGCTAAGTGGGACTGTATGTCTGGTGCTGAACAGTTAATTGTGTCTACAGCTATTGTTAGAAAACTAAATCCTAAATGCGGTTTTGTGCTTATGGACAAATTAGAACAGCTTGATCTAAAAACGCTAACAGCCTTTGGTCAATGGTTAAATCGTGAAAATTTACAAGTCATTGCAACGCGTGTTAGTCAAGGCGCAGAATGTTCTATCATTATTGAAGATGGCTATTCGAAAGCCGCTATTAATGATACTACATGGAAAGGAGGTACATTCTAATGTTTGAAATTACCAAGGGTAAGTTAGAAAAACCTGTTAAGGTTTGCCTGTATGCTCCAGAAGGTATTGGAAAAACAACATTTGCAGCCCAATTTCCTGAACCTGTATTTATTGATACGGAAGGTGGATCCGCACATGTAGATGTGAATCGATTACCACAGCCTACGAGTTGGACTATGCTACTAGAAGAAATCCAACATATCAAGTCAAGACCTGACTTATGTAAGACACTTGTTATTGATACGGTAGATTGGGCAGACCAGTTATGCTGCCAACATATTTGCGCGGCTGCTGGAGTGAAGTCTATTGAAGATTTTGGCTATGGAAAAGGTTACGTAATGGAGACCGAGGAATTTGCTCGCATGTTACATCTTCTTGATGATGTCATTGATGCCGGCATTAATGTTGTATTATGTGCACATTCTATGGTCCGTAAATTTGAGCAGCCTGATGAATTTGGATCTTATGATAGATACGAATTAAAAGTAGGTACAAAGACAGGTGCGAGAGCGGCAGCACTTATAAAAGAATGGTGTGATATGTTGCTATTTGCTAACTATAAAACAATTGTTGTAAAAGACAGTAATAATAAAGCAAAAGCAACTGGTGGACAACGCATCATGTATACGTCGCATCATCCAGCATGGGATGCTAAAAACCGCTTTAATCTACCAGAACAATTACCTTTTGAGTATGCACAAATCGCGCATTGCATTCCGGCTAATACGGCAAACATAGAAGTAGCTCCTGCTGCTGAAATAGAAAATAAATCAGAAGAGCCTATGCAAGAAACGTCTATTCATATTTCTGATGCAGTGCCAAAGAAATTAGCAGATTTAATGCAGAAAGATGGTATTACATTGGAAGTATTACAAAATACAATAGCTTATGTAGGTATATTCCCTGCAGGCACACCATTTTCAAGTTATACGCCTGATTTTATTGACTATATCGTTAGTGATTGGGCAAAATTTCTTACTCGTGTAAATGAGTATAAACAATCGATTCCGTTTTAATTGGAGGTAATATCTATGAACAACTCAAGCTCTTTCGAATCTATGGCTGCTAGCCCTAATGCAATTGAACAAGAATTATCCTGGGACGCTCAAATCTCAGAAGAAGCACCCGAATTTATCACACTTCCAGAAGGTGATTATGAATTTACTGTTTCAAAATTTGAGCGCGAACGCTTTAATGGATCTGAAAAAGTACCACCATGCAATCAGCTTATTGTACATTTAACTGTTAGTACACAGCAAGGCATTGCAAGTATTCGCCATAACTTTTTTATGCTACAGTCAAAAGCAGGATTCCTAGGATCCTTCCTTTCATGTATTGGACTAAAAAAAGAAGGCGAACCAATCAAACTTGATGTAACAAAACTACCGGGATGCACCGGTAAGGCTCGCATTGGCATCCGTACTTATAATGATAAGACATATAACCAAGTGTCTCGTTTCTTGAAACCTGAAAACACTCCTAACAAAGGGTTTCAAGGCAGCTTTTAGATTTGGAACTTAGACCGTACCAAATTGAGTCTGTGGAGGCCGTCTTTCGGGAGTGGGAAGGCGGCCGATCTAAAACCCTTCTTGTACTTCCCACTGGGTGTGGAAAGACGATTTGCTTTTCTAAAATAATTGAAGAATGTGTAAAACGGGGCGAACGTGTTCTTGTTCTCGCTCATAGAGGAGAGTTATTAGAACAAGCTGCCGATAAATTGGCTACAGCTACTGGGCTTAAATGTGCTATAGAAAAAGCGCAAGAATCATGTATGAGCTCTTGGTTTCGTGTTGTAGTAGGTAGTGTGCAAACGCTTGCGCAGCCTAAGCGATTGGCAAAGTTTGATAGAAATTATTTCCAAACTATCATCGTAGATGAAGCTCATCATGTTATGAGTGAAAGTTATTTGCGCATTCTTAATCATTTTAATGCAAAGGTATTAGGTGTTACTGCTACGCCAGATAGAACAGATAGAAAAAATCTAGGCGAATTCTTTGATAGTTTAGCATTTGAATATACTCTACCAAAAGCGATTCGTGAAGGGTTTTTATCAAAGATAAAAGCACAGACGATTCCATTGCAATTAGATTTAAGGGGATTATCTAAAACATCTGGCGATTATAAGGCAGAGGAACTTGGATCTATTTTAGATCCATATTTAGACCAAATTGCAGATGAAATGTTGAATTATTGTAAAGATAGAAAGACAGTTGTATTTTTGCCATTAGTAAAAATATCTCAAAAATTCTCTAATCTTCTCAATGCGCGTGGTTTTAGGTCGTGTGAAGTAAATGGTTCGTCAGAAGATAGAAAAGCGCTCCTAGATGATTTTAGCGCAGGTAAATACAACGTAATTTGTAATTCTATGCTACTAACAGAAGGTTGGGACTGTCCAACGGTTGATTGCGTAGTTATGTTAAGACCTACAAAATCAAGAAGCTTATATTGTCAGGCTATTGGGCGAGGTACGCGTTTAGCCCCCAACAAGACGCATTTACTATTATTAGACTTCTTATGGCTGATTAATAAACATGAACTCTGCCGCCCAGCACATCTTATTGCGGGCTCTGATGAAGTCGCCCAAGTAATGACTAAAAAATTAGAAGAGTCTGGAGAAGTTATGGATATAGAGGGTCTTGTTGAAGAAGCGGAATCTGATGTGTTAGCGCAACGTGAAGAGGCTTTAGCTCGTGAACTAGAAGCCATGCGAAAAAAGAAACGGCAGCTTGTAGATCCACTACAATTTGAAATGTCTATCCAAGATAAAGACTTAACATCCTATGTGCCCACTTTTGGCTATGAGATTCAACCAATGACAAAAAATCAGAAAGATGCGTTAGAGAAATATGGAATTTATGCAGATGACATTGATTCTGCAGGTAAAGCTTCTATGATTTTAGATAAGCTTGCTAAACGCAGCGCTGCTGGATTGACCACGCCAAGACAAATCCGTTTATTAGAACAGTATGGGTTTTTCCATGTAAGCGAATGGGCGTTTGATGCTGCTAATAAAATGATTAAAATAATTGCGGCTAATGGCTGGCGTGTACCCAGTCATATTTCTCCTAATACATACAATTGGAAAGGAACGATGTAAGTATGAGTACATTTAACCTGCTTGATCCATTGCATGCTATACCTCCTGAAGATTGCTCCTATGCGGAATGGCTTCAAGTAGGAATGGCGCTGCATCATGAGGGATATCCCATAGAAGCATGGGATGAATGGAGTAAAAATGATTCTATACGATATAAAGAGGGCGAAATTGATGCTAAATGGCGCACATTTGGAAATAATACAGGTGCCGATGTATCTGGCGCTACTATTGTAAATTTAGCGAAAATGTATGGTTGGACATCTAAGCGTGAACGAGATGAGGAACTTTCTTGGGATGCTCAAATTTTTGAAGACGATGTCGTTATTATCAAACAAGAATGGCTAGAAGGCAAGGATATCCCTTCCCCTGCAAATGACTATAACCCTGTTAATGATTTAATTGTGTATTTACAAACGCTATTTGATAGCTCTGATAATGTTGGCTATGTAACTTCTACGTGGGATACAGGAGACGGCAGATTTGCTCCAACTAAAGGGGCTTATGATAGAACAGCCGGTGAATTAATAGAACTACTGCGTAATTGTAAAGGCGATATGGGCGCAGTTATTGGCGATGTTAATGAAGACGCAGGTGCTTGGATTCGCTTTAATCCACTTGATGGGCAAGGCGTTAAAAACGACAATGTTACTGAATATAAGTTTGCTCTCGTTGAATGTGATAAAGGCGAACTTGATAAACAATATGCATCTATTCTTGAACTAGAATTGCCAATAGCTTGCCTTGTTCATAGCGGTAAGAAAAGTTTACATGCTATCGTAAAAGTTGATGCACCAACTATTGAGGAATACCGTAAACGTGTTGATTATATCTATAAGGTGTGTCGAAAAAATGGACTTGATGTAGATATCCAAAATAAAAATCCTAGTCGCTTATCTCGCATGCCAGGTGTAAAACGCAATGGACAATGGCAATATATCATTGCTACTAATATCGGACAAACTGACTTTACAACATGGAAAGAATGGATTGAAGCTGTTAATGATGATTTACCAGAGCCCGAATCATTAATTAGCGTTTGGGACAATTTACCAAAGCTCGCCCCCGCTCTTATTGATGGTATTTTGCGCCAAGGTCATAAAATGCTTATCGCCGGTCCTTCTAAAGCGGGTAAGTCATTTGCCCTTATAGAACTTTGCATCGCTATTGCAGAAGGACGTGAATGGTTTGGGTTTGGCTGCTCTAAGGGGCGCGTTTTATATGTAAATTTGGAACTTGATCGTGCGAGTTGCCTTCATCGATTTAAAGATGTGTATACCGCGATTGGTTATGCGCCAGATAATATCGACAATATTGATATTTGGAATTTGCGTGGCAAATCACTACCTATGGATCAGTTAGCTCCTAAGCTTATACGTAGAGCGCAAAAAAAAGACTATAAAGCTGTTATCATTGACCCTATTTACAAGATTATTACAGGCGATGAAAATTCTGCAGATCAGATGGCTAAATTCTGTAATCAATTCGATAAGGTTTGTACTGAACTTAATTGCGCAACGATTTATTGCCATCATCACTCTAAAGGGTCTCAAGGAGCTAAAAAGGCAATAGATCGCTCAAGCGGGTCGGGTGTATTTGCTCGTGATCCGGATGCGATTTTAGATTTACTTCCACTCGATGTTAAAGAAGATACGTATGATAAAGCACAAAAAGATATTTCTATTTCGGCGTGGCGCCTAGAAGGAACTTTGCGTGAATTTCCTCAATTTGAGCCGGTTAATTTATGGTTCGAATATCCAATTCATAAGGAAGATGAAGCAGGATGGCTCAAGTTTGCTGAGGCAGAAGGCGCTGTTGCCCCGTGGAAAAAGGGTGGCGAGTCTACTAAGAAGAAAGCAGCTAATCGCCAAATGGAAGTTGAAATGGCATTTGCTAATACACAAGAAAATGGCGTTAGTACATTAAAAGCAATTTCTGAGTATATGCAATTGTCCGAGAGAACGTTACAAAGGTATTTTTTCGATGGAAAAATTAAGAATTTTGATGTTAAAAATGGTATCGTTTATGAAGTTAATACGCAAATCACTTATGACAAAACGACAAGTCGACAAGGCTAGCATTGTCGAAAACTCGACTATTTTAAACTGTGTAAAAATGCACATATTAATTGCGTTAATTAATGAAACGCCAAAATATTGCGACATTATCGCAAAAAATGTCGTCGAAATGACGAAAAGGCTTATATATATATATAGATAAATTGTCGTCGTAATGTGGATGTGATTAAGGGGGTCGGAAAAGGCTTTTTGAATTTAGCCTTTTTCCTACCCCTACTCAATCACAAACGCCTGTCGCAATTTTTAAAAGAAAGGTTTTTAAAATGCAACTTAATAAAATTCAGAAAATCGAAAAAGTAATGCAATCAAATAAGTGGTTAGACACAAAAGAAAAAATTAAAAAGTCTGACATGCCAGAAGCTTATCTTACATTAGACCTTCACTGCAAAGAAGTTTTAGATATGTGGATTAGTGCTTATCTAAAAACAAGCAAGACTAGATATATGAATACGCTTGTTATGGAAAAACGATTACCTGTCTATATGCTGCAGTTTCTATTCCTTAAACATTCTGGTTGGAACGTTACACCAGGTGCTATGAAAGGTGCTCTTATGAAACAAGGATTTATTTCTAATGATCGTGATTACAATAATAATTGTACGTTTAATATTGCTCCTACTTGTTATCAGACGTTACAAGATTTTACTGTTAACAAGTTCATGAGGATGTAGTTATGGTCATTGAATTTTTTCTCCCTATGGATAAAATCCCCACGGTTACTCACCAGGAAAAGAAAGTGAATTTTAAAACTAAGAGCTTTTATGAAGATTTCGATTTAAAAGAGGCTCGCTCTCGTTATATTTCTTTACTTGGTAAACATACACCCCATGCACCACTAGAAGGACCTATTCGCTTGCAGACGAAATGGATATTCTTTCGAAACGTTCCAAAAGTTCAATGGAAAACGACTAAGCCGGATACCGATAACTTAATTAAATTATTTAAAGACTGTATGACGCACTGCAGATTTTGGAAAGATGATGCCCAGGTGGCTAGTGAGATTACGGAAAAGTTTTCAAGTCCTATTAGAAATCATACAGGCATTTGGGTTCATATAGAAACTTTAGACGCGATTTAAGGAGGTAACGCATGCAACGAAAATGTCATAGATGTGGCACAACCTTTACACCAGACCCCGCAAGTCGTGTGTATTGTGATGCGTGCGAACAACAGTTCAGTGGTGTGCTGACACCAAAACATAAACCAAGGGACACCGCTTTAGTTAGTGATGTTAAAATTACTCCACTGCCTACGCGTAGTCCTGGTAGACCTAAAGTACGACATACAAAAGAAAGGGTGAATAAAGTGGTTAACGGATACAAGAAAACATGTGTTATTTGTGGCCAAGAATTTACATCGAGTCGCGAATTCGCCAAAACGTGTGGCGAAGACTGTCGCGCTGAATATAACCGTAGGGTAGCACGTGAAAATTACTACAAAAAGAAAGGTATAGCAGAACAGAAAGAGGAACACGTGTCAGTTGAGCCGGAAATAAAAGCGAAATACGAGAACAATGATCTAGCAAAAGAAGTTGATACGTTTAATAACGCAGAAGTTGATATGGTTAATCATCCACCACATTACAAACTTGATAATGGTATTGAGACAAAAGATATCATTAAAAACTTGTTATCACCAGAAGAATATAGAGGTTGGCTAAGAGGGAATGCGCTTAAATATCAATTTAGGGCGCTAAAGAAAGGCAACCCTGAGCTAGATTACCAAAAAGCAAGATGGTTTTTAGATGAGTATTTGAAAGAAGGTGGTCCGTGTGTTACTAACAGTTCCGCTATTAAATGAAACCGAACACGCTACTGAGCTTGCCATATTGCAAGCGTTCCCGCTTGCCGTAGTTGCTAGAGACTACAGAGGGGTATATCTTAAATTTAACCATTATGATAGTAGTTCCGTGATGCGTCTAAGTCCTGCGATATCGACTAAGTATTTTAAATTCTTAGCTGAAGGGCAAGGGTACATGGCTAGTGAAATACTGGATAAGGTAAAACAAACGGAGGATGGTACATGATGACGTTGGATATTGTGGAAAACTTGCCGGAAATCATAATATTGAATGCGTTTGATACTTATAGTAGCAGGGCTAGTATCAAACGCGATAAAGATAATAAGCTATACCTAAACATACATAACGACTACATTCCTTTAAATCCTGATTTCTTTAAAGATATCAAAGCGTGCGAGAGTTATACGTTAAAAGAGTTAAAGGATAGCGTTGTAGGGCTGGGGGAGTGATTAAGTATGATAACAGACAAGAGGGCCATACAAGCTATAACTAAGCATTTGAAATAGGAGTTAATACATGAAAAATAGTGAACATTATGACGACCCTACAGCATCGGCGGCTATCCAAAATATATCTAAGGAGCAGTGGCGGATTAATACGGTTATTAAAATTATCAAGTTGGTTTGTGCCCTGGGTGGCTTTAGATTAAAAAATTGGTTGGATTTAGAGGATGTTATAAAATAGTGAGGGAGGAATAGGGTGACTATTGAAGAGCGTTCTAACCATATTAAGAATCTTGACTTTGAGATTGATATGTTGATTGAGAAGAAAAAATACTTATATGCTAAAGTGACTAAGATTACACTAGCATATAAAACAATCAATGTACAAGAATCATCTGTTTATGGATCTAAAATTGACTCTTATATGAGTGAGATGGGAGAACTCTTAGATAAGATTAATAGCAAGTTAATCGAACAAGATAAGCTTAGATTAGAACTTGAACATGATATTAAAAGAGTACCTGATGAACGCATGAGATTATTACTTGAATCTAGGTATTTGTATTTTAGACCGTGGGAATATGTCGCATCATTAGTAAAATATAGCGTTCCTCATGTAAAAAAGTACTATTTGAAAAAATGTTTGAGTGAATTTGCAAAAGTTAATACGCTTAACCCCAAATAATACTTTTAGATGTGTTATTATAGTAGTATGAGAATTAGGGCATAAACTTAGGTTTGTGTCCTTTTTTGTTTGTGTAATTCGGGAGGAGGTGATTACGTGACACCTAAACAAGAGCAATTTTGCGCTGAATACCTAATTGATTTAAACGCTACACAAGCGGCAATACGTGCTGGGTACTCACCTAGTCGTGCTAATGCTACGGCATATAAATTACTGACAAATGCAGACATTCAAACCCGCATCAACGATTTAAGAGCCGAGAGATTTAAAGCCACGATTATGACCGCTGAGGAAGTTGAGGCTCGATTATCGGCAATCGGTAGAGGTGAGTTAAAAGAAGAAGTGGTAGTGACATTAGGCATTGGTGATGGTTTTAGTGAAGAGAAAATAGTAAAAAAACAAATATCAGCTAAAGACCAGTTAAAAGCACTTGAATTAATGGGAAAACGTAATAACTTATTCTCCGCCGATACACAAATCGATATTAAACCAATCATCATCAAAGGTGGTGATGAGATTCGTGACTGATATTTACTTACCCGATATCGTCGGTAATGGTTATGGTGATTTTTGGCGATTTAAAGGGCGGTATAGAGTTGTAAAAGGCTCACGTGCTAGTAAGAAATCAGCAACAACGGCATTATGGTATATCGTTAAATTGATGGAGCACGAACAGGCTAATTTGTTGGTAGTTCGTAAAGTTGAACGTACATTGAGGGATAGTTGTTATATGCAGTTGAAATGGGCGATACATCGATTAGGTGTAGATGCCTTTTTTTATTGCAAGCAATCGCCGCTTGAGATTATTTATAAACCAACTGGGCAAAAGATAATATTCAGGGGGCTTGATGATCCGTTGAAAGTTACATCTGTAACAGTCGATAAAGGCGCTTTATGCTGGCTGTGGATGGAGGAAGCCTATGAAATATTAAGCGAAGAAGATTTTGACCGTATTGATGAATCTATCCGCGGTATATTGCCGAAGGGGCTATTCCATCAAGTTACTTTAACATTGAATCCTTGGAGCGATAGACATTGGATTAAAAAACGTTTCTTTGATGAGCCATCGCCAAACGTATTAGCTAAGACTACTAATTACTTGTGTAATGAATTCTTGGGTGAGTCGGATTTAATTTTATTCGAAGAGATGAAGAAGAATCCTAAACGATATCGCGTGGCAGGACTTGGCGAATGGGGGGTTGTTGACGGACTCGTTTATGAGAATTGGAAAGAACAACAATTTGATATTGAGGAGATACGTCAAATTGAAGGTATTCAAGCTGCATTTGGTTTGGACTTTGGTTATACTACAGACCCTACTGCGTTATGGTGCGGTTTGGTAGATAAAGCAAACAAACGTATCTATGTATTTGACGAACTGTACGAAAAGGCACTGACTAATAATATGATAGCAGATCGTATTACGACTATGGGATATGCAAAAGAACGAATCACTGGTGATTCCTCAGAGCCAAAGTCAATTACGGAGTTACGCAATTATGGATTGCATAATATAAAAGGCGCTAGAAAAGGCAAAGACAGTGTTAATAACGGTATACAACGTATCCAGGATTACGAGATTATCGTCCATCCTAGATGCGTTAATTTTTTAACTGAAATAAGTCAATATCAATGGGAAAAAGATAGATTTGGGCAATATACTGGTAAACCAGAAGATGCAAACAACCATCTTATGGATGCCATGAGGTATGCACTTGAACGTATTAATTTAGGAGAATTATTTAGGTGGTGATACATTGCGACTAGGTGAGTTGTGGAATTTAATTATACAAGGCAACAGTGGTATTACGGAGAAAGCCTTTATACAAAGTGAATTAGAGTCTTTCATGAACTCTAATAAACGTAGAGAGATGATACAAGCTAAGGAATACTACAAGGGCAATCATGATATTAAAAAGAAAGTGCGTAGCACGGTAGACGAATTAGGACAGGCATTTATATTACAGAATCTACCGAATAATATCATATGCGATAACCGCGTAGATGATTTGGTAGACCAGAAGACTAATTACTTACTCAGTAAACCAATTGAAGTGCAATCCGATGTAGACTTGGATGACGTGTTTAATATGTCATTTATGCGTAAGCTTAAATCGGTAGGGCGTGAATCGATTCAGTGCGGCATCGCGTACCTTGTTCCGTATTTCGATACGCAAGGTAAATTGCAATTTAAGAAATTGCGTTCCGAGAATGTCTTGCCATTTTGGGCAGATGAAGAGCATACGGAACTTGACGCCTTTTTATACTGGTACGATATTGAACTGTACAGCGTGGCAGGTGTTAAGAATACACTGACAAAGGTTGAGTACTATACACCATCTGGTGTTAAATATTTCACTTATTCACATGGACAACTATCTGATGATACTAGCCGGTTGTCGCAATCACACTATATTAATGGCAACGTTCCTACGAATTGGCACAAGATACCACTTATACCGTTTAAGTTTAATGAGTATGAGCTGCCAATTATTAGACGTGTGAAAACATTACAAGATGCATTGAATACGTTGCTTAGTAATTTCGCCGATAACATGGAAGAGGATGTACGCAGTACTATTTTAGTTATCAAAAACTATGACGGTGAGGATTTATCTAATTTCCGTCAAAAATTAGCTACCTATGGGGCGATTAAAGTACGCACTGAAGATGGTGTAGCGGGCGGTGTTGAAACACTAAATATTGAAGTCAACGCGTCTAACTATGAGTTGGTGCTTAAACTACTGCGCCGCTCTATCATCGAAAATGGTCGCGGATTTGATGCGCGTGATGATCGTATGAGCAACAATCCCAATCAGATGAATATTCAGTCCATGTACAGTGATATAGACCTAGACGCGAATGACATGGAGTCAGAATTCCAAGCATCGTTAGAACTGTTAATGGAGTTTGTTGGTGAAGCCATGAGTTTAAACGCTGATGCGCGGTTTGTATTTAACCGTGACTTGCCAATTAACCAGGCGGATATTATTACGAACTGCAAGAATAGCGTAGGTATTATCTCAAAAGAAACTATCATAGCTAACCATCCGTGGACACTAGATACCGAGGAAGAACTTAAACGGCTAGAATCTGAAACGCAAGAACTTGATTATGTGGGCGGTGAACAATGGGATACTGGGAAAAACGAGCCGAACGATTAAAGTTAGAGCAAATGGCCAAAGCCGAACACGTGAATCGTGAACTCAAGAATGTATATGAATACGCGTTACAACAGCTGCGAAAAGACGTAGAAGATTGGTATCACCGTTTTGCTCTGGAGAATAACGTATCATTAGCGGATGCACGTAGGATACTGGATAAACGTGAATTAAAAGTGTTTAAAATGAATCTTGATGATTATAGAAAGCAAGCTAAGCAGTTAAACTTATCCAAGGAACACCAAAAAATGCTCGAAAATGCCTCTATAAGACAACGATTGACAAAGAACCAAGAGATATACCTAAACATGGCGCATCATGTGGAAAAACTAGCAAATACTCAAAATTTAGCTATGTCTAAATTATTATCCGATGTGTATGAAGATAGCGTTTACAAGACGGCATATCAAACGCAACGAATGAAAGGAGAATTTAGTACATATAATCAAGTGCCTGCCGATGCCATTCAACAAGCCATTAATAAGCCCTGGGCTAGCGACGGTAAGGATTTTAGTAGTCGTATTTGGGAAAATAAGGAACACTTACTCAACAACCTACAAGTAGAACTGACGCGGTCGCTTATGATACAAGAAGGCTCTAGCAAGCTTGCTGAACGATTGGCCAAGCGTATGAATACATCGTATAACAATGCTAGGCGGTTAGTAGAAACGGAAACGGCTTATATCCAGGAACGTGCAGCACTTGACGTATACGATGAGTTAGACGTGGAGAAATACCAAATACTCGCTACGCTAGATAGTCGCACATCTGACACGTGTAGACGCCTAGATGGAAAGATATTTGACCGTAAAGATGCTAAGCCTGGTATTACAATGCCGCCGTTTCACGTATATTGCCGAAGTACGACCGTACCATATTATGATTGGTTAGAGGACAGTGGAGAAACGCGCGCGGCACGTGATGAAAACGGCAAAACTACATTTGTTGAAGGTGACCTAGACTATGATTCGTGGTATAATAAGTATGTAAAGAATACAGATACAGACGTGTTGTTTGGTATGGTTACGAGTAATGGCATTAAGATAACTGCCTTATCTAAACATCAACAAAAACGAGCGGATGAACGGCAACTCGATATAAATGGCATTAGAGATGCGTTGGAAAACCCGTTACACATATCTGATGTTAAGGTTGATGAAAAAGGCAATAAATCACAGAGATTTATAGGCCGCGATATTACAGTAAATGTTAATCCTGATACAGGTGTAGTAATCACATCGTGGAAAACTGGAAGTAAAACACGGAATAAGTATATAAAGGATGATGAAGATGATTAATGTAAAGTGGACAACTGAAGAAAAAGAATTACTAAATCGCTTTAATATTCGGTATGCTGATAATATGGATTTTGATATGGCGGAACGTATACTTGATATTACTGATGAATACCAAAGCTTAACCGATAAAGAACAATATATTGCAGATTCCATTGTAGATAAAATAACGACTCATCCTGAATGGTAGGTGATGAATTTGGAGCGGGTTGTCAATACTATTGACGTCATCAACGGAAAGCTAGCGGTTATAGTGGGTACGCACAAGTATTTATTAGCTAACTGCAATGCTAACGTTGAGGTAATCGAACAATCTAAGCAAGTACCAGTTTTAGGTCGAGGGAATATCATTCAAAAGAGGTATGTTTCTTTGCTAATTACCTTTGACCACGCGTCTAAGTCGCTTGTTGATGTAGAGTCAATTAGTAGGATTGAGTTTACTGGCGATGTGTTACGTGAGGATGGGAAATACATTACCCTCTCATTTGATAATTGCTTGCTGGTATCTGATTTAGACCTAACATCAGCTGGTACGTGTACGTTTGAAGTGCAATGCCCTGAAAATTTAATAAGACAACTATTAGCACTATAGTTATAGCACTCATTTATATGGGTGCTTTTTTATTTAGGAGGTATAGTCATGATAGAAAAAGAAATTAAAATTAAAGTTGATACAAGCGATATTAGTAGAGCTATTGACTTGGTTAATGAATTAAAGTGCCTGCTCGATGGACTATCTGAACTAAGATATTCAGTTAAATTAACTGAGGGTTATAATATCGATATCAGTGAAATTGCTAAACAAATAAAAAAAGGTATCAGTGAAAGTTATTTATAGTTAAAGGAGGTGAAAATATGTTAGTGCAAAGAGATGATGCATTAGCAAGAGTAAATTCAGATGATACTTTAACTCCGTTAGAAGTTATCATTGCTGATGATAAGTATTTTTGTGTTGGTGAGTGCTATGAAGACGAGCATGGTCAAATGATGACTAGCTTTGAACGTATAGCAATATACGATAATACAGGTACTGCACCATTAGAAGATACTGATTTGATTAGACTTTAAAAGACGTTCTTAATTGAGCGTCTTTTTTATTGCCATTTTTAGGTTTGGGCGATAACTAAACCGCATCAATGTGTGAGGTGTCGCTCACGTAAATAAAGCGTATTTGAGATTATTGGAGGTATGTATGACTAAGGAAGAATTAAAAGAGTTGGGGTTATCTGATGAACAAATTACAAAGGTGATTGAAGATTACGGCAAGAACTACGTATCCAAATCACAATTTAATCAGAAAAACGAGGAACTCAAGACGGCAAAGGAGGAACTCACAAATGTAAACAAAGAAGTTGATGATTTGAAAAAAGCTAATAAAGGTAATGCTGATTTAGTGGCGCAAATCGACAAGATGAAAGCAGACGCTAAGACACGTCAAGAAGAATACGATGTTAAAGTTAAGCAGTTGCAAATTAATGGTATTGTGGATCGTGCAATTTTAACAAGCAAAGCAAAAAATGCAAAAGCGGTAAAAGCGCTGCTTAATTTAGAAGGTGCTGAAATTGATGGCGATACGATTAAAGGGTTGGATGACCAGCTTAAAGCCTTACAAAAATCAGATGCTTTCTTATTTGACGTAACTAAAACTAGCGTGAAACCGGGTGAGGGTGGAGACAACACACCTAAAACAGTAACAAAAGAGCAATTCGCTAAGATGAATTACTCACAACGCATTGAATTATTTAACACGAATCAAGAGTTATATCATGAATTAAACGGAGGAAATGACTAATGGCTCAAACTAAAATGGCTCAAATGATTAATCCTGAAGTAATGGCGGATATGATTTCTGCTAGCTTACCAAAGGCTATTAAATTTACACCTTTTGCTAAGGTTGATACATCCTTACAAGGCGTACCAGGTAACGAAGTAACGATTCCATCTTGGGGTTACATCGGTGACGCGGAAACTATCGCGGAAGGCGTAGCGGTAACAGCAACACAGATGACTACGTCCACTAAAAAAATGACAATTGCTAAAGCTGTTAAATCTGTAGAAATTACAGACGAAGCAATTCTTAGCGGTTACGGTGACCCAGTAGGGCAAGCGCAGTATCAGTTAGGTTTGTCTATTGCATCTAAAATCGAACAAGATGTAATTACTGCATTGGGCAAAGCTACATTGACACTGGATAAATCTGCAACTGACAAAATTAGCTATGCTGGTATCGTTGATGGCGTGGATAAATTTGAAGAAGAATCCGACACTGAAAAATTTATCTTTATCCACCCTAAACAAGTAACTACATTGCGTTTAGACGCTAACTTTATTGATAAAACCAAATACGGTAACGATGTAATGATGACTGGTGAAATTGGTATGATTGCCGGTTGCCGTGTAGTTGTATCTCGCCGTGTGCCTGATAATGGCGGCGCTAAATACGATAACTTTATCATCTGTACGACTGCTGAGCCAGAAGATGGCGCTCCAGTATTGCCAGCTGTGTCTATTTACATTAAGCGTAAGGTGATTGTTGAACATGACCGCGACATTGAAGCAGGTGTGAATGTTATCGTAGCTAACGAACACTATGGTGTTGGACTTACCAACGAATCTAAAGTAGTTAAAGTAACATTTAAAGCGTAGGAGGTGACTGGTAATGTTGGGTAGACGTAGAAGACGGAGAAACGACGAAGTTAAACCGGTAGAAACCAAGGAAGACGTAAAGCCTAAACGGGCAGCAAAAAAGCCTAAACGGGCAGCAAAAAAGCCTAAGGATGATGCAAATGGAAACGATTAAACAGGTTATTCAAACGTTAACGGGGTATATTGTTCCGGACACTGACAGTGGTTTGTTGGAGTTTATTTTTAAGTCGGAAACGCAACACATCCTCAATGATTGCAATCTAACAACATTACCAAATCAACTTGCTTATGTTGTGGAAGAGCGCACGATTGCGCAATATATATCTATGAAATCGATGGATATATTAGGTAGCGACAATCTTGACGTAGTCACCTCAATTAAAGAAGGCGATACGACTGTTGAGATTGGTGGAACGTCAAATGAGGAACGGCTGAATAATTTAATTAGTCACTTGATGCGAAGTAGGGAGCGTGATATTGCGTGTTTCAGAAGGCTAAAATGGTAGCACGAAAAGCCATTGAGTCACTGTACGATGGCACGTGTGTTATTCATACACAACGGGATATACAAGATGCTGTTACAGGTGTGGTATCGTATGAAACAGTTACATCCGACGCATATCCTTGCCGGTTATCGTACAAAACCATCGCACCTAGTGGCGGTGACGGTGTAACGGTGGCTAGTCAAGTGGTAACCTTATTTATCGCTCCCGAAATTGTTATTCCAGTGGGCGCTGATATTGATGTGGTACATAGAGGTCGAAATTTAACCTACAAGGCTAGCGGAATACCTGCCGTATATGATACCCATCAAGAAGTGCCGTTAGAGGCTAGGAGCGTGCATAATGGCTAATATACAAATTGATTTTAGCGGATTTGATGAACTAAATAACCGTATTAATGAACTAAATGACCAACAAGCGTTATCTGACATCAAGCAAAAGGCTGTCAAAGATATGGCGGGGGTGTACTTGCGAAATGCTAAGAAAAACACCCCAGAAGGCGAAAAGTTATCGAACGAAATTAAACGAAAAGACGGGACTACAAAAATCTACCGAACGGAATCCGAACATATGCGGCGGTCGTGGTTTGCTGATAAGGTGATTCGTGAAGGTGACAGTATTAAAGTCAAGGTGCATAACACCGCATCATACGCTAGTTATGTAAACGATGGTCATAGGCAGACACCAGGACGATATGTTCCCGTGCTAGGTAAGCGGTTAATAAAATCGTGGGTAGATGGTTTATTTATCCACGAGAAAGCGTTTAGTCGCGTGGAAGCGAACGCTAACAAGATACTTAGTCGGCGAATCGACAAGTATTTAGGAAGGTGGTCGAAGGATTGATTATTACTAATGAAGTTATCAATGGCATTAGTGCTAAATTGTATCAAACGTTTAAGTATCCAATATACATTGATTTCAAGAAAAATAATATCCAATTCCCTTGTTTTTACGTCACAGAATTGGACGATGCGAGTCGAAGTCAACATTTAGATCATCGTTATTTGGACACATATCAATACGATATTCGATTGTTTCCGAATGAAAATGATGAGATTACAGACATTAGAACGCAAATCAATCCTATTATTGAACAATTGTATAGTGTAATGGAGTACATCACTGCATCCGATGGTACCGTTCTCAGAGGAACGAATATGCACCATCGCGTTACAGACGGTGTACTCCATTTCTTTGTGGATTATAAGTTCTTTACATTAAAACCTCGTCCAGAACGCACGCCAATGATGACGTTAGATATTAATGAAGGAGTAAAAGATGGCAACTAAAGAAGATGTAGCAACTAAAGAAGATGTAGCAACAGTAGCACGGTTTGACGCGGTTACAATCGTTACATCTGAACGATACAGACAATATGCGAATCTACTTGATACAATATTAGATCCTAATACGGAATACTCTCACGAGGAAATTCAAGAGATTCTTGATAATGAATTAAAAAGACCAGTCAAGGTCGAAATTAACCAATAAGGAGGTAACTGAATGGCTTTAGGTGGCGGATTTTGGTTAAAACAAAATAAAGTATTGCCAGGTGCGTATATTAACTTTGTTAGCAAACAAAAAGCCTCTATCGATAGTGTTGATAGAGGGTATGGAACGATGGCATTAGATTTAGATTGGGGCGCTACGAATACGATTGTGCGCGTAGAGCAGTCTGAATTCCAAACGAATTGTCAAAAAATCTTTGGCTATGATTACGCGCACGACAAAATGAAAGGTCTACGCGATTTATTTTTAAATCTCAAAACATTATATTTATATCGTTTAAACAGTGAAGCGGTGCAAGCGAAAAATACATTAGCGACTGCTAAGTTTGGCGGTGTACGCGGTAATGATATTTCCGTAAGCGTACAAGCGGATATTGATGAATCCGATAAGTTTGTAGTAACAACGTTCCTTACTACTGACGGTGTGACTAAAATCGTGGACAAACAAACCGGATTAACTAAACCATCCGATTTAGTGGATAACGATTATGTTATTTTTGCTAAAACGGCAGGAACGTTTACTGTTTCCGTGGCCACACCATTAACGGGTGGTACTAATGGTAGTGAAATTACATCTGCAGACTACCAGAAGTACATTGAATTAATCGAGCCATACTATTTCAATTGCTTGGGGTATGTTGGCTCCGATAGCACTATCCAAACGTTGTTACAGTCCTTTGCTAAACGTTGCCGTGAAGATACGGGGGCTAAATTCCAAGTTATCTTATACAACAAGCAAAAAGCTAACTATGAAGGGGTTATTTCTACACCTACAAAAGTAACTGATAAAGGGTATGAGCCTGGCAGCATTGTATATTGGTTAACGGGTGCTGAAGCATCTTGCGAAATTAACCAATCTTGCACTAACAAAATATATGACGGCGAATTTACTGTTGATACTAACTACAAACAGTATGAATTAGAACAGTTTATCAAAGGCGGCATGCTCGTGTTCCATAGCGTAGTTGATAGTGCAAGCGGTGATACTAAAGGTGATGTACGCATTTTAGCGGACGTAAATACATTTACTGAATTTACGAAAGCTAAATCCAAAGACTTTGCCCTTAATCAGGTAATCCGCGTATTAGATAACTGGGCATATGACGTGGCTCGTCAGTTTAACCGCGTGTACCTTGGTAAGGAGGGGAATGACGCAATCGGTCAAACTGCATTATGGGGCGATATTGTTAAATTAGGTGATACGTATCAAAAAATAAGAGCGATTAAAAACTTTGAAGATAAGGATATTAAAATGCCTTACGAGGGTGACGAAAAAGACTCTGTTGTACTTGATATGGAAATCAATCCGGTTGTGGCGATGCAGAAATTATACGCAACAACTATCATTGCGTAAGAAAGGGGAATATAAATGGCTGAAAATACAATTAGTGCTATCGGTACGATGTTTGCTAAGGATGTGCTATCTTCTAAATTGGCAATGGCATACGTTACCGTTAATAATAAACGGTATCTCTTATTCCAAGCTAAAGAGTTAAAGGCAAGCTTGGAAAAAGAAAAAAAAGAAGTGCCAATTTTAGGACGTATGCTTAAAGGTAACAAATCCGTATCCTTGAAAGGCTCTGGTACCTTAACGATTTATAAGAATACGTCTTTGTTTGATGATATGATTGAAAAGTTTATGAAAACAGGTGAAGATACTTACTTTGACATGCAAATCATCAACGAAGACCCAACATCTGATGCAGGACGCAGAACTATTATTTTAACAGACTGTAATATTGATAAGATCTCTGTTGCCAATTTTAATGCCGATGGTGATTGGTTAGAAGATGACATCGATTTTACATTTGAAGGAGTTAAATTCGCCGAAAAATTTAAGCAATTAGACGGTATGAATGTATAAGGGGTAAATCATGAGTGACGAAAAATTAACCTTCCAAGGCTTTATGAAAGAAAATGCGATTGCAAAATCCTATATTGAATATGCAGCATCTAAACGATTTGTAGACGCCGATAACCAGCCTTTGGTATGGAAACTTCGCCCGTTAACGAATAAGGAAATGGACGCGTTAACGGAAAAGAATACAAAACGAGTGCAAATAAAAGGTACTCGTGATTTTAAAAAGGAACTAGACCAAGTTCAGTTTATGATGGATATGACAGTCAAATCCGTTGTGTATCCTAACTTGGACGATGAAACTTTGCAAACGTCTTATGACGCGGTAGGCGCAGAAGATTTGCTAAAAGAAATGCTAACACCTGGTGAATTGGCTGACTTGCAATTTGCAGTCAACGAAGCATCTGATTTTAACGTCGGCATGAACGATAAGATTAAGCAAGCAAAAAACTAATAAAAGGTAAAGATGGCGAATCGCTATTGGCGTACTATGCACTTGTTAAATTTAACATACTGCCTGGTACGCTTTTATCTTTACCTGAAAATGAGCGTGCTTTTATTTATGCGTGTAGCCAATTATTGGCTAAGGAAGAATCTAAGATTAAGATTAAGAATAAGAAGGGGTAACACAACATGGCAACTTTACAAAACTACATAGCCTTGCGTGATGGTGTATCTCCCGTATTAGACCGTATGAGTAGAGCGAGTAACAACGTAGCATCTAAAATGCAACGAATGTCGGCGGCCACACATTCGGCCGGTACGAGTGCTGAAACCGCAACAGGTCGATTTGGAATGCTAAAAAACGTGTTCCTAGGGACGTTTGGCGCTAATATAGCTATGCAAGCCTTACAAGGTGTGCAAAACGCTCTTACGGGCTTAATTTCAACTGCTGATGAATACGCAGGTATCAATGCCCGATTAAAATTGATAGGCGGCTCACAAGAAAATGCGGTAGCGCTTAATGAACAAATCTATCAAAGCGCCTTGCGCGCTAGAGGTGGCTATTTAGATATGGCAAATGCTGTGGCCACGCTAGCAACAAGTGCAAGGGACGCATTCCCAGACCCTAGAGATGCCGTAGCGTTTACTGAAGGCATCAACAAGCTATTTACCATTGGCGGTGTTAGCGGTGTGAATAAACAAAACGCCATGCTACAGTTAACGCAAGGTATGGCCAGCGGTCAATTACAAGGCGATGAATTCCGTAGTATCTCTGAAAATGCGCCTATTATTCAGGATATGATAGCGAAAACAATGGGCGTTGCACGTGGTAAACTTAAAGATTTAGCGTCAGAGGGTGAAATTACAGCCGACGTTATTAGACGTGCCGTGCTAAATAATATGGACGAAATCAATGCTAAATTTAGAGAAATGCCACAAACGTGGGCAGACCAATGGACGTATCTAAGTAATAACGCGATACATGCCTTTGCCCCTATCATGAAACGTTTGAATGACTTAGCTAATAGCGAAGGTGTAAGGCGATTAGTTGACGGTATCGTTAGTGGCATTAATTCCGTTGCTCCCGTGTTCTATTGGTTAGTTGGTGTAGCGCAATCGGCAATCGATAATATCGTTACTGTAGTTGGTAGCGCGTATAGCTTTTTAACAAATAATACGTGGTTATTAAGTGGCGCATTACTAATATTAGGCGGATATCTACTATACCAATCCATAATGGCGGCGATAGTGGCTAAGGAAATGGTAGCAGCCGCTATGGCTACGATTACTAAAACAGCAGTTGATTGGATGCAGACGGCGGCCATACTTGCCTTGATAGTGGCTCAAGAAGGTTTAAATGCTGCGCTATATGCGTGTCCATTAACGTGGATTATTGGTTTAATTGTGGCGCTTGTTGCAGTGTTCTATTTAGCTGTTGCGGCGGTTAATTACTTTGCTGGTACGTCAATTAGTGCGACAGGCATTATATTTGGTGTATTCTCAATGTTATTCACCGGTATAGTCAACATGGTTAAATTTACCTATAACATATTTGTTGCGTTTGCTAACTTTTTGGGTAACGTGTTTAACGACCCTCTAGCGGCTACGTATAACCTATTCGTGGATATTTGGAGTGGTATTGTTGATTATGTAAAAGTAGCCGTAAATGCTGTTATTGACATGATTAACAAGATACCGGGTATTAATAAAGCGTTTGGTGGTGCCCTTGAACATGTATCAGCGGATGCGTGGAAACCAGAACGCATTCCACAGACGCAGTATTTTTCACCGGCTACATACGGTGATTTAGGTAATGCGTTTAATGCGGGCTATAAAGTTGGTGATGACGTTAGCAACTTTAAACAAATACCGGATATGCCAGAAGTAAATACACCTGATTTTGACAAATCGAAGCTACCTGCCGTAACTGCATATGATCCAGACGGCAAAGAAAAAGCTAAAAATGCTAAGAAAACAGCGGATAACACCAAGAGGATTGCTGATAATATTGAAATGTCAGACGAAGAAATTAACGAACTCCGTGATTCAACGATGAATAGCGTATTACAGCAATGGCAAAACCAAAAAGTAGATATTAACATCGTTAACAACAATACGATATCTAATGACATGGATTTGGACGGTGTCACATCTGATTTGGTGCGTGGTATTCGCGAGGCATGGAGTGCTAAAGGAGAGGGGGTACTTGTATAATGGCTTATTACATGTTTATGGGCAGTATGCAAATACCAATACCCTCTCCCGCTATTAGCTTGCGCGTAAACGGGAACAACGAAACAGTTAACCTACTGAATAAGGGTGAAGTTAATATTATTAAAACTGCCGGATTAAGCGATATTTCTTTCAAAATTATGCTGCCTAATGCGAATTACCCTTTTAACGAATCCTTGATTTTCAAATCCAAGAAAGCTAAATACTATTTAGATGCACTTGAAAAAATGAAAATAAATAGACAGCCATTTCAGTTTATCGTTGTACGTATGAAACCTAATGGTACGATGCTACAAATGACAAATATGAAATGCACGTTAGAGGATTACCAAGTTGACGAAGACGCGGAGGAAGGGTTTGATGCGTTTGTAGACATATCGCTTAAACAGTGGCGCGATTACGGCACTAAAAAAATTAAACTAGAAACGGATTCAGAAGGTAATGTTAAGGGTACGGTAGAACAAAATCGAGATACAGGCGGTAAAGTAGCCGCGCAAACGGTGAAAGCATCACAAGGAACTACATTACAGCGTATTGTAAAAGAGCAATTTGGTAATACAAATAATGTATTTGCTATTGCGAGTCTAAACAAAGTAGCTGTACCTGCTGCTTTAACAGTTGGGCAAGTGTTGAAAATGAGGTGATAGTATGGAACAAGGAACACTTGTCACCTCTGCAGCACCCTTTACTTTGGTGTATCAGTTGCTCATTAGAAATAAGGATAACCAATACATCATAGATCCCGTCGAAGGTGTTAAGCTAGTTAGAACGATACGATGTACGCCGTCTAAATTGCAATTCAAAGTACTCAAAGACGATGTATTGGATATTGCTGAGGGTAACCATGTATCATTTTCCGTAAACGGTGAAGTTGTATTCCAAGGCTATATATTCAGCAAAAAAAGAGATAAGCAAAACATCATAGATATATTGGCATATGACCAGTTGCGATACTTCAAGAACAAAGACTGTTACGTATATTATGACAAAACGGCCACGGAAGTGTTAAAAATGATTTGTGATGATTTTAAACTTACCACTGGCGATATGGCTAATACGGTGTACAAAATACCAAAGCGGATTGAGAAAAACAAAACGCTCATGGATATTATGAACATGGCTCTTGATTTAACGCTTATACACGCCGAAAAGCATGATTTGTATCACTGTTACGATGATGCAGGCAAAATCGTTATTAAGTCACATGAAGATATGAAGTTAGACGTATTCATTGACGGCGATACGATTGAAGATTACACGTATGAAACATCGATCGATAAAGATACCGCTAATGTTGTTAAAGTAGTACGCGAAGCACCTAATGGAAAAAATAAAGCCTTAGTCAAAACCGGTATGATTGTTGATGAGGAACACGTCAAAGAATGGGGGCGGTTACAACATCTATACATGCCTGATGACAAAACCGTCAATGCGATGGATAGGGCTAAGCGGTATATTACTATGAAAAACCGTAAAACGCGTGATATTAAACTAAAAAACGCGTTGGGTGATATTCGTGTTCGTGGTGGTAGCGGTATTTACATTAAAATGAATTTTGGTGATATCGAACTTGATAACTATGTGATGGTTGAATCTGTTGTGCATACGTTTGATAATGGCATCCACACAATGGATTTAGATTTGCAATACGAAGATAAATCAGGCGAATGGAAAGTGACATACGATAACGATGCACAAACGTTAGCAAAGATTCAACAAGCTAAAAAGCCCAAGAAGTCTAAATCGACATCAGCACAAGTCGATACCGCTTTTACGATGAACCAAGGTCGCGTATCTCCATATGGTAGCGTAGGTTGCGCAGATACTGTTACGGCAACGGGTAGTTACTACAATAAAGATTTAGCCGAGGAATACAACAAAGGCACCGTATCCGTACCGAAATTAAGGGAAAACCTAGAGGCTAAAGGGTATGTTACTGAAACATATACTGGCGTGGCCAATAAAGGCGATTTGCTAATTTATGGTGATGATGACCATGTTGTTATTTCTGACGGCACTGGTGGTGCTTTTGGTAATTCCGCAACCGCTGGATATGCAACACGGTATAGTGATGCTAATTATGCATGGCGAGACGGCGAAACACCGACTAAGGTCATACGAACGGGGTGATACATTGGAGACAGATTATTATAAGTTAGTCGATATATTTAAACAGATTGTCGCAGAAACAACCGCTGCCATGGTATTCTCTGACATTGAAATTGGAGAGGTGGTCGGTGAATCGCCACTACAAATTAGACTAGATCCGCAAACAGTCATTCAAGGTGATGATATCGTTCTCACCAAGAATACCAGTGAATGGACAATGGAAATGAGCGTTGACCACATCACTGAAAATAGAGCAGGTGGCGGCGGTTACGCGGAGTTTGCTAGCCATAACCACGAATATAAAGGGCGCAAGAAGTACCTTGTCCACAATCAACTACTGATTGGGGATAAGGTTATTTTATTGCGCGAAAGTGGGGGTCAACGTTATATTGCGCTAGATCGTTATTACAATCCGAATGTGGGGTGTACGACTAAATGATACCTGATAAGAATTATGACGTAATGCCTGATGTAACTACGTGGGAACACCCTTCACATACCTATAAATTAGAGTTTGAACGTGATAACCAAATTAGAGGGTATTGTGATGAATTAAGGGCAATGGAACAAGCCGTTTACAAAATCATCAACACCGAACGCTACAAATATTTAATATATTCGTGGAATTACGGTATTGAATTAGCTGATTTATTTGGGCAACCTATACCCTATGTATATGCAGAATTACAGCGGCGTATTGAAGAGGCATTACTTGCTGATGATCGCATTACATCGGTATATGATTTTAATTTCAGTAACAATGGCGGCGATGTAACGTTGTTATTTAGTGTTGACACGATTTATGGAACGCTAACAAACGTAAAAAAGGAGGTGAGTGGTATTGTATGAGAATATGACATACGAATTCATAGAAAATCGAATGTTATCAAGAGTATCGCCTAAATTTGATAAGCGTGAAGGCTCTATTATATTTGATGCTACGGCGCCCGTATCCTTTGAATTAGCAGAAGCCTATATGATGGCCCGCGTTATTTTAAACGAAACTTTTGCGACTACTGCATCAAGAGAATATCTGATTATGCGTGCATCTGAATTTAATATTTATCCTGAAGAAGCTACTTTTGCCGAAATGGAAGGGCAGTTTAGTAAAGCAATCCCTATCGGTAGTCGGTTTAATTATGAAAACTATAATTTCACCGTCACTGAACTTCTAAACCACGGGGCACACACCTATAAATTAGTGTGTGAAACCGCTGGTGTTGGTGGTAATACGTGTATAGGTGATGTTATCCCTATCGGAAATTTAGGGGGGCTTGAAACAGCTAAAATAACAAAAATCATTACACCAGGTGAAGATGAAGAAGATACCGAAGTATTTAGGTCACGATATATAGCGGCATTAAAATCTAAGGCTTACGGTGGAAACGGTGCTGATTACAAAGAAAAAGCACTTGCGCAGAACGGTGTCGGTGGTGTTAAAGTATATCGATGTTGGAATGGTGGAGGTACTGTTAAGTTGGTTATTCTTAATACGCAGTATTCAGCCCCAGATAGCGAAATGATTGAGACTATTCAAAATGTATTCGACCCTACTAAAGACGGTAAAGGGTATGGAATAGCGCCAATTGGACATATTGTTACTGTTACGGGCGTTAAAACGCAGCCAATTAATATTACCGCAACAATAACTATGAAAAGCGGTGACGTATCTAGTATTCAGTCGTTAGCCGAAACAAAAATAAAAGCATACTTTTTAAAGAAGGCCCAAGAATGGACAGCAGAAACTGATAAGGAATCTGTTACCGTTCGCGGGTCTTTTATTTTAGCTGAATTACTTACGATCGATACGATTGCCGATGTAACTAATGTAACCGTGAATAATAACTCAGCGGTTACGTTAGATAGCGACGCTATACCAGTAATCGGCACGGTAATACTGAAAGCAGGTGGTTAGTATGGCAAGGTATCTAACTAGGACAATTGACTGCGCAGAACTTCTACCTGCCGTTACTCGAGAAAGTAACGATATTCAAGAGATTATGCGAATTGATTCCATAGAACTGCAGGAACTTTGGAACATTTTAATTGATATCTTTAATAATCAGTTTATCGAAACAATGACGGCGTATGGGCTAACGCAATGGGAACAAATGCTAGACATAACCGCGCAAGGCACGTTTGATGATAGACGTAAAGAGATTTTAAAAGTCCTATATGGCTTGCGACCCTTTACGTTTAGATCCTTTCAAAAAATGCTCGATGCTGCGTATGGCGCGGGGAATGTAAACCTAGAATTAAAGAATAATAAGTACGAACTTTGGTTTAATTTATCAGCTACGGGCATTTACAAGCGAAACGATATTTATGCGTTCTCCGAGCCAATTGTTCCTAAAAATTTACTGATATTTTTTAAAAACCAAAAAGAAGTATCGGGGCAAATATATATTGCCGGCTATGTTCATGTGCTGCCAATCGTTCATATTCACGCTGATACGGGCTTTAGTATGGAAGGTTTAAGCGTACCTATTAAAACAGCCGGTTATGTACACGTCAATAAACTAACACATATTTAAGGAGGTTAATATATGGCTTTATATCCAAAATTAAAAACTACCAATAAGGGCCGCGATTTAGTATCGAAAGCCAATGCAAATGGTAAAGCCGTTAAATATATCAAAGTAGTCGTTGGTAATGGTGATTTTAGCGGAAACATTGATACGCTGTTAGCCCCTATTAGTCCACAAATGGATATCACGTTTAATAGTGGAAAAGATTTAGGGAATGGACAATGGCAGCTTTCTTTTGTGCTTGATAATAGTGCTGTAAACAGTGGGTTTTACGCAAAAGAAGTTGGGGTTTACGCCAAAATGGATGGAGAAGATGATAGCGCCGCTATCTTATTTGCTTACACTAATGGCGGTAACTATGTGGATTATATCCCTGATAAATCTACACCTATTGATGCGCAAATTTTTAACGCCGATATCCTTGTCGGTGATGCTAATCAAGTACTTATTCAGTTAGCTAACGGTACGTATGCTACTCTTCAAGACTTAGCTAGTCATGACTCTGACGAGAATTCACATACGCCACTTTTAAACAAATGGGTTAATAAATCGTTCGCCAAATTCAGAGAAGCCGTTATCGCTGTGGTAACGGAAACTATCGTTAATATCTTACAGATTACTTACCGACTAGAGTCTAATGGGTATATCCGATTTGGCTTGTTTGGTGGTTTCACTATCCAGTGGGGA